CTTCGAGAGGCTGCGGCAGCGTCACGAGCCCTCCCATGAGTACTATGGGGGGACCCTGTCTATCGATGGCAGGGCTTTCGATTGTCGCTACCACGCGATTGCTGCGGGTAAAGTGCGGGACTTTCGGTTTCGCATGCTCCACACGCGTTATCAGACGCCCGAGAACAAGCGGCGCCTGGACAACCTCTACAAGGCCATCATCAGTGCTCCTTTTGTGGACATTGATGGGCGCGTGTATTTGCGCCAGAGTGGCAACTCGTCCGGCCAGGCGTGCACCACTCCGGACAACGTGTTCAAGAACTACATGGACATCTTCTGCCTGTTCCACCTGTGCCTCAGGTTCTTCGCCCCGGCGGAGGTGTTTGAGGCGTGGTGCAAGCTCAGCGATAGTGCTAAGCATGAGCTCTTCAGGAAAGCGGTCATCCTCTCGATCGTCGGTGACGACGTCGTGATGACAGTGCACGTGATGTACCGCGACTACTTCAACCTGAGGACCATCTTCGCTGTGGCCCACCACATTAACATGGAGTATACCAGTGAGTACGACGGCTTCCGGGACTTCAAAGACGTCGACTTCCTCGGCCACACTATGCGTGTTGTGGCCGTGCCTGGTATTGGCATTCGCATGGCGCTCCCGGTGCCGAATGTCGTGAAGATGAGGCACAACATGCTCATCTTCAACTCCCACAAGGGCAAGCCCGATCAGGTGCCCAACTGCATCGTGCGGGCTTGCTCCCTTCGAAATGAGACTTTCGTTGACCCTGGAGCTCGTCAGTGGTTCTCGAGTCTCATCGACTTCCTTCGCAACAAGTATGGTGCGTCGGTCTCCCCCGCCATCAAGGCGGCGTGGCGATCCTATAAAACAGACGCAGAGCTATGGGCGCTGTACACCGGCTTCAAGCTGGAGCACGGCCGTGTCGAACCGGTGTGCGTCAAGCCCCGACGAGACTCCTCCAGTTTAAACCTGAAGCCGCTCCCAGTTCCCCAGCTCCAGTCCTTCGTGATGACCAAAACGAAGGCCCAGAAAGCTCGCCTGAAGGAGGCGAAGTCCGCCGCCAAGGGTGTGGAGAAGAAGGTGGTCGCCAAGGTCGCCAAGACCGTGCTGAAAGGCAAAGGCGACTACATTCCCACCAAGTTCCACCCCACGGTGGCCTCCCTGAAGGGCAAGGGGGACTACCGCGCAGTCATCGACACTGCGGCAGACGTCGCCAAGGGCATTGGTGGGGCCGTGACTGGCCTCGCCAAGATCTTTGGTTTCGGCGACTACCGTGTGAAGGGCCCGCGCGCGAACTCTCTGTCCAAGCACAACAACGGCGCCATCCCGATCAACAATCCGGAGGCGCTGATGATGGGCAACGCTGCTGTCCAGTTCGGTGGCAACAACGTGCCCAACCTCAAGCACCGCGAGTTCGTGGCGGATGTCGTGCAGCTCGGTCCCGATTTCGGCACCGTTGCGTATCGCATCCAGCCCGGCATTCGCGGTCGCGGCAGCATCATGCCGTGGGCAAGCACCGTCGCTCGCAGCTTCCAACAGTGGAGGCTGCGCGGCGGCGTCTTCGAGTACGTCCCCCAGTACTCGTCGTCGGGCTTCAACACCGGCGCCATGCCCATGGTCATGATGAGCACCCTCTACGACGCCGGTGCTGACAATCTCGAGAGTGAGGAAGCTGTGAATAACAACGAGTACACGACCACGTGCACCGCCGACAAGTCCTTCATCCACCCTCTCGAGTGCGCAGGCCCCGACAACACCCTCCAGCTCCGCTACGTTCGAGCCGACAACTCCATCTCTGCGACGGACACGGCCGACGAGCGCTTCGACGACATGGGCGTCTTCCAGGTGTCCATCTCGGGTGGCGACCCTGCTGTGACCTATCCGCTGAAGATTGGCCAGCTCTGGTTCTCCTACGACATGGATCTGCTCAAGCCCCGTGTGCCGGATCTGCATGAGGGCACGTCCTGGGGCCAGACGGTGCACTTCACCCCGTTCGGCACCCCGAGCTACCAGCCCTGGGCTGGCTGCTCTCTGCCTGTCGAGTTCGATCCTGGCATGGGCAACCCCCAGCTCACTGGCTCGTTCACGATCGGCCTCCCTGCCGGCTACGCTGGCTCCTACCTGTGTGTCGTCGTTCGCGACTACAACAATGAGTACACGTGGTCTGGCACGGAGAGTCTCGCCAACGTGGGCCCCGACATCACAAGTCTCGCGATGCTTCCGGGCGACGCGACGACCGCGAAGCAGGCCTACCAGGTGTGCCCCGACAACGGCTTCAGCACCGGCGCCGGCATCCTCAATCGCATGACTGTGTTCACCTTCACCACCACTGGTGAGCACAATGGCGCTGGCCCCGACTACCACTACGCGAACAAGTTCACTCTCAGGATGCCGTGGCACAGTGTCATGCAGAATGAGCAGTTTACCTTCCTCATCACCGCGCTGGACAGCAGTCTCAACTGCAATGTCCTCGATGTGCTGAGGAGGCGCGTGGCGCGCCAGTTCGGGCCCGAGGTCGCGCAGGCCATCCTGTCTGCCACTTCTCCGGCCCCTTCCCCCAACCCCCAGCAGCCCAAGCTCTGCGCGCCGGCATCCAGTAGCTCGACGGCGGCTGCGAGCTCCTCGCTCGCTACCCCCGCGCCGCAGGGTGCCCCCACGCAGCAGGCTGTGGCTGCCCCCCAGGAGGCCATCGTTTCTCTCGATGCGCCTTCCACCACCCGCAGTGCATCGATCGAGGATCTCACCACCCTCGATCTTTCCACCCTCCCGAGCGACAAGCGCGAGGAGGCGGCGAGCTTCTTCGCGAAGCTCAAGGGGGCGTCCCTCCCGTGGGCTGGCAACATGGGCTAGGGGACCTAACAACCGACAAAATTTCAACTTCGTGAGGTCAAACCCTCCGTTGTTTCCTTTTTTCTTTAACACCTTCTGGTAGTTACCGCCCCGGTGCGTTTTTCTCCGCGGCGGGTTTCACCAGATAGGTGGCTCCTGCATGAGCTTTCCAACCACGAACCTCTCTAGGCATGCGGGAACATGCTAGCAGCTGTGCTGCCAGGCTACAGGTGGGATGTGTGGGAAACCATCGCCCCCCATCGTCCGCTGGAATGCGGGTGGTCTAAGAGAGATTGAGTACATGGCACTGGAAGCAGGTGCCGCCGAACG